CGATGAGGTCTCGATTCTTATTGAGTAGCTTTTGAAGCTTTGAGGTTTTGGAGGATTTGGAGGATCGCATGATCTTTGTTTTTAAGTTCTACGTCGAAAAAGACATCGGTGCCGTAAGCTTCGGGAATCGATGTTGGCATATCGGCGTGCTTGCGGGTGCCGTTGATGCCTTCGGAAAAGTGAAATAGCGGCGTCGTGTTCCATGTACTGAACGCGAGCATAAAGTCTTGCCCATCGGAATTGCCGCTGTTACAAAACTGGCGATGCAGCGAATCGTAAGTGATCGGAATGCCAGCAGTCTTGAAGAAGTGAGAGAACAGATTCGAAAGATTCCAAGTGCCGTTCACGTTATCGTTTACTTCTAGCGTCAGCCGCGACTGAACGTTGCTCGGCAGCTTGTTGAAGTTGCTGAGAAAACGCTGCGAAATTTCTTTTGCGTTGCCGTCTTGACGACAATGAATGTTGAGCGGCGAACGATAATCGTTTGGCAAGCCGATGCGGTCGAACAAATTAGCGTGAGAAATGAGATCGCGAGTGCTGTTAGCGATGACCGTTGGCGACTCGCTAGTGAGTGAGACGTATTCGGATGGGTGAGCCGAGATGCGAACTTTGGTGCGCTCGATTGTTGCCTTGATCGACGCTAGAGCCGCAGACAGTTCTGTCCAGTTGGGCAAGTCTTCTAGCTGAAGGTCAACGTCGGGGTGATCGATGACCGGAGTGAGACTAGACGAGAGGCGATAGCCAGCGATGCCGAGGCTTGCGCAGTGCTCGATAGTCTTGTCGGTGACTAAAAAGTTATTTAAAATGCGCTCGGACAAGATGCGTAAAGCTTCGTCTCGCGGTAAAGCGGCAAAGCGCGTGTACGTCATCGTCTGGAACTTGTGACCTTGTTCCGCAAGGATATTTGAGATGCAACAGAGGGCGAGGTTCATGATCGCAATGTTCTGCCAAGCTTGATTTCAAAAGTCAAGCCTATTTGCAGCTTAATTGTTCAATTTTTAAATTGTAGCAGTTCGAAGGAAAAGCGTATCGGTCGCCGCGAGGATCGGGATCGATCTCGCCTTTCTTGAAGAGCCGAGCGTTTTCGAAAAACTTTTTCTTTTCGATGTAACCGAGAATCCATCCTCGGCTATAGTCGCCAAAGATACTAGTAAACAAGTAGTAGTCGCACCGCTGGTTCGTGTTGTACTCTTTTACCGTGCAGTTGTGCCAAGGTTCAGGCACAACGTTTCGCTCTTTGGCTTTTATTTCGAATAAAAAAAGCTTCGGAGAGATCCAGTCGAAGTCGTAACTCTTGTCGGACATGATCCTACCGCCCCAAACTTTTTGTACCATAAGATCGCTCAGTGCGGCGATTTTTGTACCGTGACCTTGCGTGTCCGAGTTGCGAAGCAGCGGAACTTGCGCCGCTCTTTCTAGCGCAAGCTCGATCATATCTTTAGTTATTTCGACCTCGATCATTCCTTTTTGAATTGGTAAAAGTAATCCCAGTTATCTTCTGCTACCCACTTGCTGTTGCCTTCGCAAGTAAATTCTTGCGTAAAGACTTTCCAGTCAGGCTTTTCTAATTTTTTAGAAATAAAAGCTCCACCATCGGTCCAGATTACGCGATTATTTGGTTGGCAAAATAGCTGATTAACTGGCTTGCCATCTTTGTCGCTCACGCCCCAAATGACGTGACCGCACTTATGGCCACCCGCCATTTCCGAGTAGCCATACGCAGCATCGGGGTTGTCGTGCCAATCAATTGTAAAAAGATATTTGCCTTCGATCCATTCACGGTTCTTTAATTGAATTTTAACTTTAGCGTTCTTGTGGTATTCCCAGCGAGTAACAGACAAGTTGTACGAGAAGCAGTCCCAAAGCTGAAGCCAATCGAGCGGTAAATCCGAGTGCTCTGGTTCGTTAACTAAATAATGAATCGGAACGCGATCATGGCGCGAACCGTATTCTGTCATTATTTGAAACGTTAAGCACCGTCTTGTTAAGCTAGTAATCCCAAACACCTCGCATAAAACATAGTCGGTTTTTTTGTTCTCGTTGTTGTATAAAAAATCACTTTTAACGTAAGCGGCGAAGACGGGAATGTTAGCGTTTAGGTACGGCATAAACGATTACTTTTTAGTCTTATTGATCTTTTTATTTGATCGCTTCTTTTTCGTGCTTCCGATCTCTTCGGTGTTCATTACGTCAAGCTTTTCGGTAATATGCTTATAGAAAGCGGGAAACGTCTCTTTTAACATAGTAGAAATAGCGAGACACGTTTCTGGAGATGACTTCTCGTAGATCGTGTAAAGCCACTTGATCGACGCTTCGTCGCCGTCCATGATATACTTGCGAACGAGAGGATTGAGAAAGCTTGAATTGAAAACGTCGTCGAAGCTTTGTTGAATCAGTGGGAACGCCGCCTTGAACGTGTCTTCGTGAGTGAAGATCATATCAATCGGAATGTCCCATCGAGAGATCGACAAATTATCGTAAGAGATTTCGATCTTGATGCTCTTGTGCTCGACTTGACTCCACACAACTTGACCGAGCAAATACTTGCACTCGTCAAAGAAATTTGAAATGCGCGATATCTGTTCGACATTCGACGAGTCGCCTTCTAGCGATTTCGAGACGATCTCTGAAGAAACATCAACGATGGCTTGCTTGTAGTTTTTGCGCGTCGTTTTTCTGCCGAGCAGAAGCTCAACGTCTTCTTTGACTTTCTTGTAAGCTTCGAAAACTGTGTTTTCGCTTTCTTTTTCAGAGGTCATTATATTGATTTAAAAAATTTAAAATCTTCGTCGGGCACTTTAAGAATCCAACCGTTATTTGTAACTAGATAGCGCAAAGTTGGATCGAACAAATCGTTTGTTTCGCCAAAGATAACGATCTCTTCTCCGCTATTAAGAACGACCCTATCGCTCTCGCGATTTTCAATCGGGCAGTCCGCTTGTACGATCACGTCTTCAAGAAGTAAGTATCTGTTCATGAGTTGGTGATTGAAATTGCTCCTTGGAACAAGCGGGGCGATGCGCTTTCTGGATCGAATACGAACCAACAACGAATCGTCATGCCATGCGGCACGAAAGACACGTCGGCAATTTGAATTTGCATTGGAGCCTTTTCAGGCACTTTGACCGTAGCAAAGTGAGTGTCTGGATAAAGAGACTCAGTGTTGGTCGTGATTTCAATATCGTAAAGCTCGCGCAAGTCAACGCCAATTGCTTGAGCCGAAACGTTCGGGATTACGAATCTCGCTTTTGCTTTCATGTTAAGAAGTTCTTTATTTGTTCGATTGTCGCTCGTTTTTCCTCGTATGCTTTGTCGAGAAACGAACGCTGGTGCTTGAGTTCAGCTTCAAAATTGAGCGTGTTGACATAGTTTGTCAAGCCCATTTGCAACTTTTCTGGAGTAATAATGATGTTTTCCGAAAGCGGATAGCCGCACATAGAAATCGTGTTGCTGCACGCCGAGTCAAACAAGACGACAGTATCGGTCATTAGTGCCTCGTAGAATCGGTTCGCCAAGAAAGCATAATTGTTGTGCGTATGCTCGTCCTCGATGTAGATCGAGTACTTGTACTTGCGAAGGTCTTCGTTGTTCTTTGTCCATTCTAGCTTCGGCAAATACTCGCAATCGCAGTTGATCGCTTTGAATTTTTTCCAATTTTTATTCGAAGCAGAGAGCGACACTCCTTTTGTGAGATACTTTTGGAACGATGCTTGTCGCCACTTGCGGTAAGTGCCGTAGTAGATGATGCCGTTCTTTGCGCTCAAGTCAACGGGCGCGAACGTGTCCATAATCAAAGAGTTCAAGTTGACCGTTAACCACTCGCCAATAAAGTCATTTAACTTCTTATTTGCGATGTTCTTGTTCAATATCCAGTGCCGATAGCCCGATCTTGGATTGTTGCAGATCATGTCGTACTTGATGCCCATCTCAACGATTCCCCAGCGCAAAAGCTGGTTGTCTTCGATGTCGTGATCGTTTACGAGCCAAACGTAACGAGCGTTCGGATTCTTTTTCAAGACTTCTCTGTACGGAACGTGCGGCATATACGGAGACGCATAGGCGCAAACGATAACGTCGTACTGCTTCGACAAGACTTCTGGCAGTGCATACTCGCCGTCTAGCAAGTCGGCTCCTAGCGCATTCTTTAAGATCAGACTGTTGCGACAATGCACGATTGACGTGTCGCTATAGTCTTGTGCTAATGGCTTGCGTTTACTGGTAGCTTCGATGATTAAAATATTCATTTTGAGCGAACAAACTCTCCACTCTCATTAGAGTAAAAAACATTCTTAAATTCAACATCATTTAAAAGTTTTTGGCAATGACTACACGGCTTGCCCATAGCGATGTTATTATTACGGTCGATGCGAAACGTGACCATCGTGTGTCTAGAATGGTCGATCTTGCCCGACTTGATAACTGCACTAGCTTCGGCGTGAAGACCGCAGCCGCTCGGATAGCCAAACTTCTGATTGATCGGATGACCTTTCTTAGAATTCTTTCCGATTGAAACGATTCGATTTTTATCCAGAATGAACGCAAAATGCCGACAACGGAGGTCAATGTCGTCGTAGATAACTAAGTTGCGAGCAAGCTGGATTAGCCTTTCGAATTTCACGCAACGAACTTACGCGATTCTGACGTAAAGTCAAGGCTTTTTAGTAGAAATCGTTTGAAAAGCGTCGTTTTCGGCTAGAATTTCCGTCAATTTCAGCGCGTTCATAAACTCGATTAACAAGTCGTAGTCTTTTCTCGTTTTGCTTATTTTGGTCGAAAGTACCGAAAATTTTGATGAAATTAAATGGTTTTTAAGCATTTCTGCCGCTTTTTCGTGCAAATCAAAGTCTGGAGAGAAGAAACAGTAAACAATCTCTGCCGAGATGCTCGTTTCACGCTTAACAACAAAAGCTCCCACAATCTTATCGTTCGATAGGAAAACGAACGAACTTCTGAAGTTTTGCTGCAAAACTAGCGAAACTTGTTTAAAAATAACAGATGGCGCACCAATTGCAAAAACTTTTAGCTTAGACTGGGCTTTCGAAGCGAGCCGCAAAACGTCGGGTATGTCGTTAAGACGCATCTTCTCTATCTGCAAAGCGTCTATTTTTATCTGGTTTTTATCGTTCACTAGTGTAATATAATCTAAAGGTAAAAGGAAATGTCTAAGGAGTCTAATCAGAAAGTCAATGCGGAGCTTTTTTCACTAGAGCCAACGGCTCTTTTGGAATTCTTCGTTATTTACTATGATTACGTTAATCAGCCAGACGAGAAACTTTACATTCACGGCGGGACAAATGGAATAAATGGCCCGATCTATTGGCAGGGACAAGAGTATTCTCCATTTCCGATTCAAAGCTCTGGATTCGAATCTAAAGGAGACGGGTCGCTTCCGCGCCCGAAACTGACCGTATCGAACCAAGATTTCTTTGTTTCTAACTTAATTCGCCGCTACAACAACCTTGTTGGAGCAAAGGTAGTCAGAAAAAGAACTTTTCTGAAATTCTTGGATAACAACAACTTCTCGGATTCCAAGAATCCTTACGGTTCAGCAGACTCTACTGCTGGTTTGGAAGATCAAGTCTTCTTTATTTTGCGCCGTTCTTCCGAGAATCGGGCTATCGTAGAGTTTGAGTTGGCCTCGCCTCTAGAGCTAGAGAACGTTACGTTTCCTCGCAGAATCGTGATGTCGCGCTATTGTTCGTTCCATTATCGCGGTAATGGCTGTGGATTTAATGGTCCTCCAGTCGCAGACGATAACGACAAAGAGTTTGTCACTGCAATCGATGTCAACGCTGGAACATCAACTTCTTTAGCAAACAAGGTAAACAAGGGGTTATGGAAAGCTGCCACAGCATATTCGGTAGGCGATTTCGTTTACGTTGAAAACAGCAACGTGAAAGTCTCGGAAGAAGATATTAATAAAAATCCGAACTGGCGTCCTTTACAAAAGTTTTACATTTGCGTTAAAGCTCACACTTCTTCGGCAGGCAAAAATCCATCGATCAATAAAGAGTTCTGGATGGCCGATCAGTGCTCAAAGTCTATTACGGGATGCAAACTTCGTTTTGGCAAGAACAATGAGCTTCCATTCGGCGGCTTCCCCGGAACAGAAGAGTATCCAATCAACTTTAATCAGTAATGAAAACAATAATTGAACACGCAGCATCTTCATCGCTAGAGGTTTGTGGATTCGTGACTTACGAAGATGGCGAATTCAAATCTGAGCCAGCAAAGAATATCGCCTCTTACGCAGATGATGTATTTGAGATTCATCCGCTCGAAATCTTAAAAAAGATGCGCTCTGGCAAGCTTGTTGCGATTTACCATTCGCACCCGACTACTGGCGAAGAAGAGTCTAAGTTCGATCAGTTCAACTGCGACAACTCTTGCATTCCTTATCTTATTTATAGCAAGCAATCTGAGAAGTTTAATCTGGTCATGCCGAAAATTTCGCATGTGAAGAAAGAGTACGTCGATCTGTTAAAGAAAAACTATGACTAATATTTATCTTCACGGAGAGTTGCGTAACTTGTTTGGGCATGAGTTTCGATATAATATCTCGAAACCGAGAGAAGCTTTTTCAGCTATCAATGCGAATCGCAGAGGATTTTTAAACGCAGTCAAGCGTTTGGCTTCGAAGGGCGTATTTTATCGCATCGTTGTTGACGATGCAGTAATAGAAAACATCGCGGAACTCGATATCACAAAAACTCCGAAAGAGATTCATTTAGTTCCCGTTATTTGGGGTGCAGGCAAAAATCTTGGAAATATTTTACTGATTGTCGCTGCCGTTGCAATCGTGGTGGCAACTGGCGGTTTAGGAACAACTGCTTTAGTGCCAGCACTGGCTGCTGGCAAATCACTGGCTGGCCTTGGAACTGCACTGAACTTCTTAGCGGCTGCTTTATTTATTCAAGGCGTAACTGGCATCTTGTTCCCGCCTCCGAAACCTGATTTTAATCAAGAAGTTTCTGCTGGCGGCAAGTCTTATCTATTCGGTAGCAAGCCGAGCAACACGTCTCAAGGCCAAGCCATTCCAGTCGGGTACGGTAGATTAATGATTGGTTCTTCTCAGGTTAGCGCGTCCGTCAGCAATTACAAACTAGGTCAAGATACGCGCAGTTTAATGGCTCCTGCTACTAAACCGATTGATACGATTCCGGTCTACGAAGGCGTTGATGAGCTTGAAATCGACGGTTATCGCTCTAACCAAACGGCTATCTTCGACGATATTCCGACTGTTGTTGGAGTCGAATTGTCTGAGTCTTACGTCGATATCGTATCAAAGTCCGCGAAGAAAGTGTCTTCGAACGTCATTGAACTTCGCGTCAAGCAGAACGGCGAAGTGATCTCTAATCCAAATGTTTCTTCATTCAATGAAGACTTAACGTACAAATGGACATTGCTCAAAAGCTCTGATGGAAACAAAGGCACGATTCAGCAAGAGAACTCTTATTCTTTCTCGGACGGCATGGTTTACAGATTTTCGCGTCCGCAGGAATTTAAATTAATTTCTGATGCTGCGCAAAGTCGCGAAGATTCGAACTACATGATTTCGTATCCCGTTGGATCGCTAGTGATCTGGGGACCAAGCCAATTCGAAAAACTGCCAAAGCCAGCTTGGAATAACAATACTCGATATGTTTTTGGCGAAATCGTTAATGTTATTGGTATTTATTATAGTTGTACGGCAAATATTCCGGCAACAGCAACGATAACCGCTGCGACACGTTCCGCTTCTACTGTTACTATTACGACTTCTTCGAATCATGGATTCGAATCTGGTTTAAAAGCAGTGATCTCTGGATTGAGCAAAGGCAACGCTAATCCAAACGGTACTTATACGATCACGGTAACAAGCGTAACGCAATTCACTTACACGTTGAACGGTACAGTTACTGGAACCGAAACTTATACAGTTTCAGAGGGTTCTGCGCAACTTCAAACTCCACCGCCAATCAAAAAGTCTTATATTGCTAGCGCATCGCGCACAAATAGCGTTGTGACGGTTGTTCTTGGCGATTCGGCCACGCCGCTCAATCCTATTAATCTGACGGAACTAAATGGATCAACGGTTCAAATATCGAATTTGATTGGCTCTCCTTCGCTTGTTGTTGATCCGAATGGAACGTACACGATCACTAGAGTTAACGACACGACGTTCACATACACTCTGGCAGGTTCATTTTCTGGCACTGAAACATACACGGTCGTTGAACAGTCGTCCGATGTTTTAAACGAATATGAAAAGACGAGCGTTATGAAGCTAACGACCAATAGTTTTTGGTCGCTATTCATTCCTCCGATTCGCGAGCTTATTTATCGTGCTACAGCAATTTCTCAAGGTTATTTGCCGACTGACGCTTCAAAATGGACGGCAGAAGATGTTCCTGTCAACTCCGCTGCTCTCGACTCTTACCTGAGCTATGTTAGACTCCCAAATAAGCAAGACCTATACTTCGACGAATTTTCGAACGTAAATGTTTCGAAAGTTACTGATAACGATTCGCAAATGGGCCAATATACCCTAGAATTTATCGGCTACTTCTACATTCCGCTAAATAAAACATCGGAGTTAGTTTCTCCAGACCTATTAAGCGTAAGAGAAATTAACGTGCTTTCGGCTGTAAATGGAACGATATACGAAATTACAAAGGTTGGAGATCCTGCTCAATGGTCAACAATCGGAGTCGGCTCTGTAACTCCAGTCGTTGGGATGACGTTCACAAAAAATGCAACTGCTGCAACTGGCAACGGTAAAGTTGCTCCTGTTTATCAGTACGATTTCAAAATTGAACTGCAAGATCAAAACGATGCATTCGTGGATTTGTATGTCAACGGCATCGCTGCTTCTAGTCATCTTGAAGACACCTCGCCAACTGTTACGGCAGTTAGACTCGGAACTGGTTATCATAGAATTTATGCGAGAATGAGGGCTGGCGCGTCTCAGAACAAATTCACGATCTCTTACAGAAGAACTGGTGCAGCATCTTATCAAACAGTCAGCGAGAATCAAATGCTGAATAGAAAGAACTACGACAACTTGATTCCATTAAATCAAGCCATTTACAATCAACGAGGCGATATTCCGGCAGCTTCAATGATCGCTGGTAAAAAGTATCGCATCAATGTAGTTGGAACGGGCGCGAACTGGACGAGCGTCGGAGCAACGACAGCTACAGTTGGAACCGTGTTTAAGAAAAACTCAACTGCGTTTTCGGGAACTGGAGCATTTGCATCAGAGGCTTTTGATTTGGCTACAATTCAGGCCGACAACCAACGTTTAGTTACATTTACGGCAGAGCGCGGAGATACTGGCTACGCAAGATATGTTTCGTACTGGCAATGCGAAGTAACAAAGGGCGTTAATAAATATTTATCTCCGACTGTTAGAGTTGGTGTTACATTTCTGTCTACGCAAGCAGAGAGCATCGTAAGATCGACTCCTCCGATTGAATCGCTGCTAAATCCACCGTCTTATCTGTAAAATGAAGATTCTCAATCCTTTAAGATTTTTCAGAGGAATGGAAGCGGTTCTTCAACCTCCAGATTCTACAAAGAAGCTCAAAAAATCTATTTCTGTAGCAGAGATCGTAGATTTGCTTTGCGAAGGTCCAATCGAGGGCATTGTCGATCCATTCGGGAAAAAAGTTTACGGCTTGGATATGCTTAAAGGTATTTATCTCAATGGCGTTCCTGTCATGAATGCCAATGGAGAATATAATTATCGCAGTATAATGGTCGAGGTTAATTTTGGAACAGAGAAACAGAAATCCTTGCCGAGTTTTAAAAACGCCTACATTACAAAGCCTGCTGGTTTTAAATTGCTAGGTCCAATCACTACTCAAGACGATATAAAAAGCGACGGCAGAAACTTCACTAGCTGGGCGCGTTCAAGTGACGGATGGCCTTCAACGCCGCAAGACCCGTTCATATTTACATATCAGATTAGAAATCGTGACGTAAAACGGCTAAGAGTTAATTTTCTCATAGAGGCTTTGTCTGACACGGTAGACTCTGGTAAGACTGCCGGAACAGCAAAGGAATCTACACTTAATTTACGCTTGATGTGGGGTTTAGACGGAGATCCAAATATTCAAATTAAAGACGTTAACTTCCACGGACTCGTTCAGTCTCCATACGCTTATACTATTGGCGACGGTACAATCGAAGACGCAGAAAGAGAAGGGTCCGCTTACTACATCAATACCAACTATAATCCTGCTTCTATGGTTGGCGGAATCGGTTCTCGCGCTACGGTCGCTCCGATTGATTTCGGAACCGACGATATCTATAAGAACATCCCAGTGATCACGCCATAATTGACATGTCTATTCAATACACACCAGAAGAGTTGGCCGCGATCAAATTAAACAAGAGAAACTATTCCACTTCTCTTGGTTTGATTTATTTCTTAAAAAAGATTGCCAGATCTCCGTTCTCTAATCCGTATGCTTCGGTAGCTAACTATACTTATACGTTAGTCGGAGAAAGTGGAACAACGGCCACGTTTAATGCCTTGTCTTCAGCTTCTTATGCTAAAGGTGCCGTTATCACTTTAACAGGCACAGCTACTTTTAAAGCGACTTCTGGAGCGACAACCGTCACTAAACCAGCTATTTCTTTGGAGGCGCGAATAGACACTCCGTCAGCGCAAGGCAATCAGCCAATCGTTGTATTTGCTAATGGTCAAGAAATAGATAGCAGCGGCAATTTTTCGTTTACCATTCCAGCCGAAATTACCTCTCAGTTAGCTACTGGCTCTCATACAATTTATATCGACGCTCAATCTCCAAAGGGAGTAGTTAAATTAACTGGTGGCACAGATGGAGTTAGAACATTTACGATTACAGAATAATATTACTTAGGAGATGAAAATTTTAAATCCGTTTAGATTCGCAAAAGGAGCAGAAAATCCAACCGATTCTTCTCAAAGCACATTCTCTAAGACTGCGCAAAAGACTAATATTCTTGATTCGCAGGACGAGATTATCCTTCCAGAGTCTGTTGACGGTAAGGATCGCTACATAAAAATCGAAAAGCGAAGCGAAGAAACTATTTCTCCGCTAGTTAGACGCGAAGTTTCGGTGGATAGTATTACTGAAGTTGTTGATCGTAATTTCTCGTACCCTCTAACTGCGCACGTTGGTATGAAGTTCGATTCGCGAACTTTCAGTTCGTTCCCAGAGCGTGCCTTTGACGTTCGAATGAAGAAGGTAAAGATTCCTTCGAACTATTATCCTTTGGGCGGAAACGGTTTAGATCGTAGATATGTTTATCCAAGCGCAAATTATCCAGCTAATCCAAACAACGTAGATATCATTTTCGTTGTCGATCAAAATATGAGTTACGCCTATAGGTCGCTTATTCGGCGCAACCTAAAGGAAATGATTGCGAAGATGACGGCTGGTTACACTTCAGTAAGAGCCGCGATTTGGAAAACTGCATCTGGCGTATCGTATAAATACGATCTGTCCAACAACTTATCTATTTCTAATTTTACCTATCATAATTCGGAACAGTTCATGACGGTAAAGACGCCCGATTCTGCTGGGGCTAATAATCAAAATTTATTCACATCGCTAGATACGCTTTTGTCGGGAGCGACCGTAACCGCAGCTTATGGAGAGGTAGAAGTAATCTCTTATTTAATCAGAAAGAATCTTTATGCTCCTAGCCTTGAAGTTGGCAAGGATTTAGAGTCTACTGCCGTTTCCTCGATATGGACAAACACTGTGCGTAAGGTCGTATTTTTCGGCGGCGACACGCCAGAATCAATGACCGAGGCTGCATTCGATGGGCTGTTTAGATACGCTACGGAAAACTGCATTCAGCTTTATTATTTCTACGGAGCGAGTTCATTTTCTGGAACAAGAACATTTAGAGAGTTAGGCGACAAAGTTAATGGTGGTGCATTCAATATGATGCACGATTCGGATATCGACTTTCAGCAGTTTTGCGACGATAAGTTTTACGATAGCAATAAGATCTATTATGGCGATTGGGACGGTACGTTTAAGCTTGGCTGGACCGATAATCCAGCATGGATCATTTATGATATCGCCACAAACACAAATTATGGTTTGGGCAATCAGATTGATTTTTCGAGCCTAGATAAATGGACGCTTTACGATATCGGAAGATACTGTGACGCCGTTGATGATAAAGGTGTGTTCAGAGGCGTTCCAGACGGCAAGGGCGGTCTTGAACCGCGCTATTCTTACAACGTAATCTTCTACAACAAAGACGAGGCTTACAACGTTTTGAGGGACGTTGCCGCAGTATTTAAAGGCATCATTTTCTGGAATACTGAAGGGTTCTCGTTCTACGCCGACCGTCCGCAAGATCCTGTAATGCAGTTTTCGAATGCCAACGTTCGTGGTGGCGCGTTCGAATATACTGAAACAGCTAGAAACGTTCGCCACACATCGGTTGAAGTTGTATACAATGACAAGTACGACAACTACAAAACAAAAGTAGAGTACATTGAAGACGTTGATGGTATTAGAAAGTTCGGTTTAAATCCATTTAAAATTAACGCCGCTGGATGTACGTCTAGATCAGAAGCTAGAAGAATCGGGCGTTACGTTCTTTGTTCTTCGATGTTTGAGTCGGATATCGTATCTTTTGTTGGCGGCATGGAGGCAGCGTACCTACAACCCGGCGACATATTCGCAGTTAGCGATGAGGTTAAGAATGTCGCTAGAACGTTCGGTAGAATTTTAAATGTAGACGACGCGACGAACGTAATCTCTATCGATGGTGAATTCAAGCAGGGGACTGCATCTACAATTGGATTAGATTCTGGTATTTATATTCATGTTCCGTCTGGCAACTATTCAGTATCGGACTTGAACAACCTGACCAATAACGATGGAGAATTTACTGGAACGCTGCAAAATATTAGGGCGAGACGCCAGCAGCAACTGCAACGCTATAACATCCATACCGTAACCGATGGTGTAGCGAACGATAACTTATTCGGATCGAGAATTACCCTGACTGGCGAGTTCCTGTTGAGATCTGGAATATTCGAAACCTATCCAATCGAAGGAAGAATTTCTGGTGGCGGATCGATCACTGGCGATACTATTTTGACCGGAGAGGTTTATGTTTTCCCAGATAATACGACTGTAACTGGCAATCCAAGATGGGAAACTTTAAATTTTGCGGCAGTCTCTGGAGTATTGCTCGAAAACGAAATAGATATCGACATTCAAGGTTCCGCTGGTACAGGACAGCTTATCGGCAATGAAACCAACTGGTCGTGCATTATCAATGGGACAAACGGAACAGTTTCTGTTAACGGTTCTCAAGTAGGTAGCGCGGCCAGCAACGGATACTTCACTGCTATTCAACTTGATTCTGCTGGAGCTTTAGTAAGTCAAAGCTCAACGACCGCATCGCTGGCTAATGTTGCCACGTTTATTGATGGAGCTACGGCTGGTAACGTTGTAGTTGTAGTTTCTAACAACGCTGCCGTTGCTAATAACGTCACGCCACCAGCTACTTTCGCGACTTACGCTGCAACTGAAATCGGCAAGATCGGTAAAGACGTATCTGCCGTCTCAACGTCTTTCGGTTATTTAGCCGCTCTCGTTAAAGTTGCATCTGGAGCAGGAAGAATCGTAGAAAGAGCTTCGAAAGCCCTAAACGACTTTGGCAAGATTACATTCAATTATCGTGACCTTCTTGCACTAAGCAAGATGACCCCATATTACACGTTTATTAATGCTGACGTTGGGAACGCATCGAACTCTAACTACGATGATTGGGTAGCGAATAAATCTTACGCGGTTGGGAACATAGTAAATGTTTCTGGAGTGATATACTCATGTAATGTCGCCTACACTTCTTCGGCTTTATTTGCTACTGACTCAGCCACTTATTGGACGGCAGGAAATGCGACAACTTATAGAACAATCGGCTTCCCGAAAGACTTCTACGGTTCAACAAAAGTGCCGATCACCACAACACTAACAAGCGCTCACGTTTCTGGCGCGTTTGATAGTCTTGGAGTTTCTGTTTATGTTGGTGGAGGCGCATTTGGACAGTCTGATATCAGAACACTAAACGAAAGCAGTGGAATTGGCTATAGTGGTCTAGTTTATGGAACTGGTTATGGTAGAGGATTTTACTCGCTAGCAGTAGACACAACTCCAACAAAAATTAATTTAATTGAAGAAGGTTCGATTTATCTTCTCAGTGGTTCTGGAGTAGAGCCGAAGCTTTATAAGACGATTTCCGTTAAAGAAGAAGAGGCAAACAATTACGCAGTTGCTGGTGTTGAGTTTTATCCAGATAAAGAAAACTTTGTGGAAAGAGACATTTCGGACTCGTCTCCGAATGTTTATGTGAAGTCTCCTTATGATATAGTTATAAAGCCACAGCCTCCAACTGGTCCTGTTAGCGCAATTCTTCGCAAGGATGGATCTAACGTAACTACTGGAATCTATGTTTCTTGGGGTGCATCTCCAGACTCTCCTCCGCTTTATAAGCTTTATATCAGCAGGCCAGATTACTCTAGCACCGTTGATGGGTCGATCACCGATGCCGTTTCCACGGCTAATTTAAATTATACGGTTCCCGTCAATTCAAACTGGGGTCAGTACGATATCAGCGTTTACAGCCAAGGTGCCGCGCCTTATAGATTCTTATCTGAAGACGCGGCTACTGTTAGTGCCGTTGCTTTACCGTTATCAACAGTTTCAATCGGCGGACAATCATTAGATAGAGTTGCAATCACTGGTTTTTATCTTGAAACAGCGGACGTTGATAGCTTAAAGTACGATGTTTCGTATAGTGGGAACTTCTCTGGCCAAGGCCAAGGCAACTTTACTTCGGAAGATTTGACGTTCCGTTGGTTTTATGTCGATCCAGTCGGCACAAAAATCAATTCGCCAGATTCATTAAGAAACAACCCGTTTCTCCCTGACGCTCCAGAAATTACGGTATCACTTCTTAGCGATGCTGGAACAATGCTGGAAGCGATCTCTGGCTATCAAGGTTTCTCATATACATTGAGCAGAGAGAAGAATCAAGAGTTTTCGATGCGCGGCACAACGTCAGACGCAAAAACAACAAACTCGCCGCTAAATAGAAACTATAAGCTCAGAGTAGTGGTTAAAGACGTAAATGATAATTTATTTACAGGAAGCTATGACGCCTATAACGTACCAGCTTCTTACTCAAGAATCGATGTAGTTGATTCTTATCAGTTCTCGCCCTACTTTATTTACTCTGGTTACTATGGCAATTCAACATTCACAAGAGTTGCTGTATGGAATAGCGGAACCGATGGCATCGTATCTGGGTCTGGTATCAGAGATTGGCAAACCGCCAGCCTTTTACGCAGCGAAGATGAAACTAGAGAGCTTACGTTCAAAGATATTTCTGGTGCATTTAAATTAGCTACCGGATTAAATGATTTGGGCGCAAGAACGCTGCAAGGCATAAATATTAATTACTCTGGTCTTGGCGAGCCAAGTTACGAAGGATACGTTAATGAATGGCCCGATTTGCTGAGTGCCTATGAATCGGAAGTTCGTGAAGGCGGCACAAAGACGAAAGAGCAATGGGGAAGAGAGCATTGGGAAACTTATGGCTACGAAGAGCCAAGACAGCTACCAAGAACAAAAGGCAATATCTTAGGCATTTCTGACTTTGCTGATATTCCGTCCAATCAAACTGGTTTCTCGGGAATCGGCGTTTCGGTTATTTACGATGAAGTTTCCTACAATACAATTAAGTTCTACTGCTACTCGTCTACGTCAAACAAGGATGTCTTATCGGTAGATATTTATACAGGAAGCAGCGGTGCTTTCGTTCCAGATACGGAAACAAAACAAAATCTACATGCCGTTTATAACGTACCGGGCAGATCTTACCTTAATCTTATTCAGCTTGGTGGACCTTCAATCCAAAGAGACGCATGGTATTATTTCAAATTCCATCCTCGCGATGATTTTGGAACTGGGGTTATGTCCGCTGCTGTTAGCGGTTATTTAGAAAATAACGTCGATGACTTTGTTGATAATTCTTACATCGAGTACGTTCTAGACGGTAAGAGACCGCCAACGCAAGCCGATGGATCTAGAGATTCTATAGACGCAACAACATCGAATCTCGTTGTAAATAGACAGTATCGAATCGTGACAGTAGGAACAGTTAACTGGACAACTATCGGAGCTAAGGCAGCATTGGGTGGTGTCGTATTTAGTTACAATGGTCAGGCCGTTACCGGATCTGGCGGTTTAGTAACTCTAGAAAGCTCAATCGATAAGACGCTAAGTGAAGACGAAATCGATAAGACTATTATCGTAACTCCAATTAGTGATTCGACGATAGAAGTACCTTCTAATCCAGCTATCGGATCAACGTTAACATTTATCAATAAACCAGCATTCGATAGAGCCGCCGATGTTTATCTGGTCGTAAGAGATGGCGGCGAAGCCTCAGAAGCCCCCGTAGTGTCGGTTGTTAAACCGAACGAGCAAATAACACTAGAATTCACTACGAAGGGCTGGGTTGACCTGAGCGGAGATACGCTGTATCTCGATACCTAATCTTAGAACTTCATATCGAAGATCGATTCGTCGAGCTTGTTATCGACGCCCTTAACATAAGACGAAATTTCCGTCTCTTGTGGGGCCACTTGCACCTTCTTCGAATCGTAGAAGCTATCGAGCCATCCAGAAAGAGGGTTCGACTTCGCGTTATAGATCTTGCTGTAACCCATAGAAGACAAGCGATTGTCCGCGAGCCACTCGACGTACTGCTTCAGAGAATCAGAAGTGAGGCCGATCAGGTTGCCCTTTGAGAAAAGGTAATCGGCCCAATTCTTTTCAGCTTCAACGGCCATTCTATAGGCTTCGTAAACGCGATCTTCATTCTTCTTGAAGATTTCTTGGAAACCTTCCTTTGGCTGATCGCGCAAGATCTTTAGAATGTTCTGAGTGATTGCGACGTGGAGATTCTCGTCTCGCGAAATTAAATTAATAATTTTCGCATTACCTTCCATCTTTCCACGATACCCAAAATAGAACGAGCAAGCGAATGAAACGTAGAACGTCAACCCCTCGGTAATCTGTGTTGCTAGAAGAGCGTCAAAGATTTGCTGCTTTGGGTCAGAGCTTCGCGTGTTAAGCAAAGTGTCGTAGCGATTAGAAATCGCTTGGGCGCGTTTCACGATCTCCTTGTCTTCCAAGATCGAATCGAAGAACTTTGTGGCGTCTGGGTGAACGTTCTGGAGAATATATGTATAGCTGTTGCTATGGATCGTCTCGAAAAACGACCATACATTCATGCAGATCTCAAGCTCTGGATTGCTAACGTAGCTAGACAGAGAGTTGATGCTGCGACTCAACATCGAGTCGGTCATCGTCTGGAAACGCAGATTGCTATCGAAAACAAAACGTTCTTCTGGAGAGAGAGTCTTGTAGTCGGCGGCATCTTTTGTCAGATTGATTTCTTGTGGACGCCAAAAGAAGTTAATCTGTTGATCGTAAAGATCATAGAACTTAGGATACTTCAGTCGGTCGTACCGCTGGATAGCCAAATCTTCTCCGAGGAAAAGCGGCTGTTTGAGAGAGTCGAGATTAATGGTATTTAACACAGTTTTCATAGGGTGCAGGCTCCTCCAGCGCAACCTTCAGGTTCATCGGCTTCGGGCTGTTTAGCTGGTTCTTTGGTTGGGTTTGGGGTAGAGGCTAACACGGTTTGCGTATCGCCGTCAAATGTATTTGTATAATAGAGGTTCTTAATTCCGTACTTGTAGGCGAGCATAATGTCGCCAAGAAGTTCAGTTTGATTAGGAATCTTGTTTGGATAACGGTTAACGTTGTAGTAGAGATTCGTCGAAATGCTCATGTCAGTAAACTTCTGAAGAGCGGCAACGACCTTGAGATAACCTTGATTGTTCGGCATCTCAAAGGCAAGCGTATAATCGTTCTTTTTATTACGAATATTTGGAACGACAACAGGAATGATTCCGGCCTTCGAACGCTTTTGTGAAATCAACGAGCGTGGTGGTTCGATTCCGTTCGTCGAAGACTGAATGACAGAACTCGACTCGACGGGCATGATCGCGGTAAGAGTGCTGTGGCGCATTCCGTACTGCTTGATATCTTTGCGCAGCGATTCCCAATCGCAATGAAGTTTTTCGGTCACAAACTCATCGATGCTCTTGCAGTAGGTGTCAATCGGCAAAATTCCCTTAGAAAACTTCGTCTTGTCGAACTTTTCGCACGCGCCCTTTTCCTTGGCAAGTTCAACGGACGCTTTAATCAGATGGAAGCTGACTTGCTCCATGATAGCTGCTGCCTTGTTTGGTGCAGCCTTATCGTAATACTTGACGCCAAGATCGGCAAGGTAAGCGGCGAGATTCGTAACTCCAACGCCCAAGCTGCGACGACGCTTTGCAAAATTCGCAGCAGCGGGAACAAAGTAATCTTGATGATCGATCAGT